TTACTTGCAAAATACAAATCAACGGATGTTAAGAATGCACCAGTCTCATCAACTGTAAATGTCTGTGCCAGTGGATCTTTTCCACCTCCACGCTGCGGTGCTGCTGGTGGCGGTGGTGGTGGGGGAGGTCTTCTTACAATTACTCTTGTCTGTCTGTAAGTATCTACAATGCCACTAGTATTGTAAGTCGTTTCACCACTACTAATCAGGAGACTACCTGGAAGTGGAGCAGCGTTTGTTGAACTTGAAGTCAGTTTGAATGTCTTAGATCCAGTTGTAAATCTAAGTGGTGGTAATGGTGATGCGAGTGGGTCTCTGAAGAAGATTGCACCGCCAACATCACCAAAAGTATCAGAGATAACTCTAATATTAGATACAGATGCTTGAGCACCGCTGGTTTCACCAAGTAAAACCATTCCTATGGTGATATATCCATTATATCTACCAACAACTTCATCTGCCAGTGCCTCAGTATCAATATTCAATACTGTGGAAGATGCAGAATATGTGGTTGGAAGTGTTAATGACTTATTATATGGATTAAGTGAGAATGTCGTTGCTGGACTATTGTATGTGCCAGTCTTATGGTTTGGTTGGACAACTCTTGCACTAAACAATCTAGTGCCACCAATGAAACCTTGGACATTCTCACCTACTTGGAATACACCAGATGTCATTGAAATTTCAATGAGTTTTGGAATAATGTCAATTCCACTGGTGCCATCGAAGAATGGATAGTATCTTGTGAGTGGTTTGAGACCACCGCCAATAAATGCTACGTTTCTTGAGCGAATATGTGTATCTGGGACACTAGAAATCTTGATTGTCTCAATATAAGACCCATTGAAATCTCCAGTGATTGTTCTCTCACCACCATTGACATAGATATTTCTTACCCAGTTATCTGATGCTGGTGACAGAGAAATTCTACCAATAAACTCAACCATGTTGAATGGGTTGACATTTTCAACTCTGGACGCCAGAGGTTGCTCAATCCATGACTTCTCAGAATACTTGAGAGTGATTAAATCACCCGTCTTTTGGACATTTGTATCTAAGAGGGTTAAGTTGGTGCTGAAGTCAGCAGTTTCAGTATTGATACTTGGGTCTAATGCAATCTCTGGTTTGATTGAATAGAAATCAATAGGAGTTAACATCTCACTATTTTCGGTGTCAATGTTAACTTGAGACAGATTTGCGTCTAATCTTTGGACATCCTTGAAATCATCTACAAAGAAACCGGACTTAAATCTATCAAATCCATCAATATCTCTAACTTGGAAAGTCTTCGTATCCAATTCCAAGAGTGAAAGTGATGTGAGAGTTTCCAGATTAGTAACTCTATCATCAATCTTTCCAATATCCCTCATGGTATATCTTCTATTGTCCACAAGAGTAATCTTGGCATCATCTGGATTATACAGATATGCTGGATACTCAATAGTGGCAATATCCATTGCCTCTTCTACGTTGACAGGAGGTTTTGGATTGAGTGATGATGCACCCTTGATAACACTGAAGTTACCAAACTTATCCAAGACAACTCTATCAATCCTTGGCAGATAGTAGTCGTAACCAACCAGTGAACTCTCAGATGGTGTAACAACTAATGTTGGGTTGATGCCTGCAGTGCCAAATGTTCTGCTTGCAAATGCAAATGGTGAAGATGTGGTTGAAGAGAACCTTGCAACTCTTGGTCTGAAGTCGAGAGTATCTGAAGATCTTACACCACTTGGCAGATATGGAATATCTGATGTAAATCTATCTTCGTCGTAAGAGTTTACTGTGTAGACATCACCAGAGTCATTGGTTGGAATGCTATAGTAATCAAAAATTGCAAGCAAACGATGGGTTGGAATATATCCATCATTCTTTCTGACAATTCTAGAGTAGTCGTAGTAGTGCTCTCTTTGTCCTTTATCAAGATAAAACTTATCAGTAATATTTTGATAGTTTCCGTTATTGACTACTTGTACTGTCGATGTAATTGCAGATTCTTGGAAGTCAACAACTTCACCAACACTAAATCTATTTGAATTCAGGTATACAATCTCAACCTTTGTTGCTGATGAGCGGGTTACAACCTGAGCAATCGCTCCATTATCTCTACCAACAATCCTCTCACCCAAAATAGAATTTGTATTTAATGCAAGTCCTGCTGGGAATTCTAAAGAGTCAAGTGTTGGAGCATTTGCATCGTATGATTCATAGATTGCAACAACTTTTACAACATCAGGAAGATTGAGTGAAATCTCTTTATCTTCAACTCTCAGTCCATAGAAATCGTTTTGAGTAAGACCAGTGATACTGGTAGATACACCAGAAACTGTTCTGGTTACATTTACTTTCTCACTTCTTGTATACTCTTTCTTCTTATTCTTAATATTATTCTTTTTGACTGTTGTATTGACAACAACGTTGCTTTGTGATGCTGTTAATCCCCTAATAGTAACACTATCAGCACCAGCAGTCAATGCAAACTGGTCTGATGTCAAATCTTCAATACTACCATTAGAGTAGATTACACTATATCTTTCAGCATCAAAGGCTTCGAAGAAAGCACTAGTAATTCCAACTGAAGAAATGGGAATGGTCATGCTGCCATTACCATCTGTAGTTTCTCCAGTAATCTGTCTGGTAACAATCAGATTTGAATCCGCCAGACTTACTGAAGCAATATCACTAGACCCAAGATTTGCATAGAGACCGCCATTCTCTCTAACAACTGGATTTGCAATAGAGAATGTTACATCTTGGTTTGATCCAGGAAGACCACCATCACATACACCAAATACATCATTGACTGCAACAACAGTCATTGATGAGCCGTCTGCTGCCACTGCAGAAACTCTATTGAAAGTTTCGGTAGTAACACCAGCAATCTGATATCTAATAATAGTATCAGTCTTAATTCCTGTGAAGAATTTTCCTGGCGAAGTTACTGCACCACCAGTAGTAATTCTGATTCTATCAGCAATGCCAAAATTCTTTGGCAGAGACTTTTGAAGAACCGTATCTGCAACAAAGTCTACACTCAGTCCAGAGAATGCAGATGCATCCTGCCATACAGACTTGACATCTTGAATTCCGTAGACCTTGGAAGATTTTACAGACCTTGATACTTCGGTTGACTCATTGATAGTAAGTTGCTCACCATCAATAAATGTGCCAGAGGTTTGTGTGAGTGTAATTTCAGTGCCTGAAGCAGCGGTTGTTACATAACCAGATGCTCCACTACTTACACCACGGACAATTGATGTTGCAGGACATTGACCTGATGTCAGAGACTCATTTACTGTCAACTTGACATAAGTCTGGACATCAAATAGATACAAATCCCATTCAGTGGAATCATCTGAGTATGCAGCGTCAGTTACACTGAATGAATAAATTCTTGCTTCACCGATTTCAACACCAGTGCCTGATGTTGTAGAATTTCTTCTCTGACTGAAGAGTTTTACTGTATTAGTATTGTTATTAACACCAATGAAAGGTGTGCCAAATACATTATTAACTCTCAGAAGAGTGCCAAACTCAAATGGCACTAAGGATTGGGAAACAGACTTCTTATCTCTTGGCTTCTCAACATCCAATACTGTAGTAGAAGAAGTTTCAATATCATATCCTCTTACATATGCCTTTCCAGCAGATACTTTTACAGAAAGCAAATCTTCCGATGGAGTATTTCCACTATCAGTCTTTTGTGCTGAGGTATATACACCCTCATTTGAAAGTCCATTGTTGAGGGACTCTTTTACTTCAATATTAAATCTACCTACAGAATAATCACCAGACTCTTCGTAAGTTCTCTTTGCAAAGTAGTCTCTGATGATGCTGTATTCTGACTTATTCTGAAGTTTCTTAATCTCACCATTTTCAACTCTCAACAACTCAACAAATGTCTTGTCGTTATGGTCAGTTAAACTCTTCTTAGAAAGAACTGTAGAAATCTTCAGTCTATCTGCACCAGGTGCTGCATAGTTTGAAAATCCTTTTGCATTATCATAAAGAGAATCATCATCTTTTGCAGTTACCAACTCCTCAGAAATGGTCAAACCAACTCTATAAGAAGGAGATGCGGTATATGCATCAAGGATTATCTTGTCCGCAGCAACATCAACAAAAGTGCCTCTGATGAAATAAACACCTGCACCGATTGAAACTGATGTACCTCTTGCACATGCATCTTGAGATACCAGAGTTGCAACAGTATCTCCTTCACTTACAGGAGTGTTTCCGTAGGTGAATGCGTCATCGGTGATTAAAATCTCACCATCGGTAAAATATGCAATATCATTATCGGTACCTGATGACAGATACTTAACGAATAAAGTTAAGTCTGTAATGCCATCTGCCTCAGAAACTGGGAGATACTTATCTACTACAGCAACAATATCCGATGTTTCTCCTCTCAGTCTCTTACCAACCAAACTGCTGGCATACGCTTCAACGTCAATGCCCAAGTGCTCTTGATTAATTCTGACTGAATAATATTCTGCATCGTAACTGATGTTTCCAGGGATGACCATCGATCCCTCTTTGAAAACATGACTGCCGAATGCTTCTACTTGATTCTGCAGAATAGACTGTAAAGTCGTTAACTCCCTGGCTTGAATAGGGAATCCTGGTTTAAATAAGACCCTGTAGAAATTATCATACTTATCAAAATCATCATAATAAGGGCTTATATTGAGATTCGTTTTCTGTGGCATTTTTTAAAATTCCAGGATAATTTTAACGTCTTCTTTTTGTCTAGAATTTCTTGAAATCACGGGGCGGTTATCAAGATAAATTACATCTCCCGACCCTTTATTTATCTCAGATGAGGAAAGTCCATTTGTAAACTGAGTCCCAAGTGAAACAATTTTAGACCCTGTTGGATTAGTAGTAATTCCAGTAAATGCAGTGTCAACAGACCCAGAGAAACCACCAGTGGTGGTTACAGCGTTTCCTGATGACTCAAAATTCAAGACCTTTGCTAAGGTAGAAATACCAACATAATCTGTGGTATCATATGTGGTCTGATTTAAGAAGAGTGACCTATCTTGGAAATACTTAAGGACTTTAGTTTCAGTATCGTATGATGCAACAAATCCTTTTGCGGTACCATCAGTGACTGATTGGTTAATTCTGTCACCAATAGAAACTGACCCAGAAGTTGAAGTAAACTTGAGAGCACCTAAAGATGAGAATTGATTTTCAGTGAAGAGTGAAGTTGACCCAATTGAAGTTGGATTCTTAACAATTCCAATCTGAGCAAAATTAGTATCTACTGGGAAGTCCCTAGTAGAATCATCAAATCTTGCATATACCAAAACTTTATCAGCACCCAATTCCTTGTAAATATCATATCCATGACCCTTTGAAGGTGGGATGATAGGAATTAGTTTTGCTTTTGTTGAAGAACTTGAATTGATTGACCCAAGATCCACAACACCATAGGTGTATCCTTTACCACCAGAGGATACTACTGTATTTGTAATCTGACCAGAGCTATTAACTTCAACAACAACTTTTGCACCAGACCCGTCACCGATGATATTTAACTCATGTGACCCCTGTGAATAACCAGCGCCACGATTGTCAACATATACTTTCTTAATCTGATTCTCATTTGTGTCAGAATTTGCATTTCCTCTTACTGCAGATATTTGAGCATTAGTTGAAGTTGCCCAATCACTTGGAAGAGAAATATATTCTGTTGAATCAAATTTGATGATGTCACTTGGAGAAATTGTAAACAAATACTTCCAAGTATATCCATCTCCACTTACACCTGCCTTAGATGGTTCTAAGTCGGTGAAAGTAGGCTCATCTAAAGATGCATTTCCTGTGGTATTGATACCAGAAGATCCGTTGTCAATACAAATATAAACTTTATACTCACTATTGATTACATAGTAGTTTGCATCATAAAGTCTGGAAGACTTCGTAATGGGTGATAAGTTTGTCAGACTATAGTCGTGACGATACATTTCATATTTTGTACCCCTCGCCCATTCAACCTTTCTTGCCAGTCTCCTTACATTGGTAGAGGTTACCCTCTTACCATACATCATACTATCTCCAACAAAATTTTCATAGTTGAAATTATCAGTTGGAGTAGGAGTATCAGTATCCCAATCAGAGTCTCTACCAAACCCAGACGCAGTTGGATTTGACAATCCTACAAAAACATAATATGAATTGGAACTACTGCCGACAGAATCTACGAAGTTTCCAGCATTTAATATTCTAAACTGGTCTGTTACAATTGCCGCCATCTTAATAGCTTTTTTCTATATTTATAACTATCCTAGATCTTTTCTCAGGCTTCCACCATCTCTCAAACCATATCCCCTTCTTTGGATAGTTGGGAATGTGGTCAATCCAGAATTGATTGTTAGACCAGTTACACCGATTGAAATTGGTGAATCTGCTCTACTAAATCCTGACAATCTACCCCAGGAGAATCTACCAACTGGGTTTGCTACGGATCCAGTGGTGTCTATTCCAGTAATATCTGTGCCAGAGTCAACGTTTACAATGATGTCAGCATTAGACCCACCAGGAGTATTGAGTGTATGGATAATATAAATGTTGTCACAGAAGGTTGTGCCAACTCCTACTACTGCAGAGTTTCCACTATCAATAGAAGTTACACCAGACCCAACTCCAGTTCCAAAAATATGAATTGGATATCCATCACTGAGGTCAGTGAATGATGTTGCATTCAAGAAGAATTTGAGTGCAAGTGGATTGCTACCAGTTCCAGTTGTGGTTGTGATGCCAGTGATAATTCCAGAGAAACCTTCTACCGTATCAATCTCAACAACGTTTTCAAAGGAAACATTAGGAGTTGATGCGATAACCTGTGGTGGATTAGATCTCGTATAACCCAATCCAGGATTTGTGATGGTAGAGGACGTAATGGCACCACCAGAGATTGTCACTGTTGCAGTAGCAGTTGTGCCTACGCCGACACCAACTGATTTTGGTGCAGCGATTGAAACTGTTGCCGATCCAGAATATCCAGACCCACCACTAACAATAGAGAGTGATGATACTGTTCCAGCAGCGGAAACAACGGCAGTTATAGCAGCTGCTACTGGGTCATTACTTGAAACAATCAGACCATCAAAATCAGTAATTACAATTGAAGATTCATTTTCTTCATAATTGAAGAATTGTGCATCATCTACAAAGATTTCGGTATCCGTTGTTGAAAGGTCACCAATAATTCTTGCAGTTGGATAAACTTGTGCTTCAATAGAGTCTCTGGACTTATAGATTTGCTCACCATTGATACTGATATCAACTTTTTGCTTAGTCCAATCAAATGGTTTGTAATTTACTTCATCAATACCTAAACCAGCGTAGATACCAGTTTCAACTTTGTCAGATGATGTGATTTTATAAACTGTTCTGGGATTTTGTGTTGTTGTAATTCCAGAATTTTTTCTAACTGTCAGAATATCACCAATCTTTATAGTTTCATTGACATCAACAGAAAGACTATCAGTATCACGAGTTCCTCTATAGAAGAATATATCAATATTATCACCATCTTCTGGTGGAGTAGTGAAACTGAAGGATGTGCCTCCACTGAAGACATAATTTGCTCCAGGCTCTTGAATCACACCATTTACGAATATGAGTAATACATAACTCAAATCAATCTTCGAAGATTCTACGTCATTATTATCAACTTCAAAACTTAAGAGTTGACCATTGTAGTATAGTGGGAATCTAGTCCTTACACCATTTTGCAGTGTATCAATTGGGTCAATATAATCCAACTCACCAAACTGCCATGCAGAGAAGGAATCTGTGAAGGTATCGAGGACTGTTACTTGGAATTGCTCAGAAGGTGAAGTGAGATGTCTGTCAGTAACAAGACCAACAGGAGTGAATACATCACCAACTTTAAATCCATAACCAGGTCTTGTAATCTTGAAGGAAGAAACCTCAAACAAGGTAGATCCAATACCAGTTCTGGAGCTAGCGCCAACATCAACAGACATCAACAATCCTGTGCCAGTATCTGTTGTTGCACCAATTCCAAGTCTTGATACTCCAGTGACACTTAGATTTTCGTAAGATGGTTCTGATACCAAGATAGATGGATTGCTATATCCAGTGCCACCTGCACCAACAGAGAATGTCAGTGTGCCACCAACTCCAACTGTTGCGGTGATTGAAGCAACGTCACCAACGTGACCACTCTCATAAACGGAGACGCCGATAGATACGATGCCATTATACCCAGACCCTGCAATATCAGTGGTGCCAAGACCAACTGATACAATAGATCCACCAGCACCAACGACTGCAGTTACTGCTGCGCCAACCAATGGTGCATATCCCAATCCAGGAGTTGACCCGAGTGAAACAATAATTCCACCTCTTGGGAGTTGATTTGTATTGACATCATAATCAGAAATTAGAAGTCCACCAGAAGTTGTAATTCCAGTAAATACGACTGTAGAAATTCCAGCACCTTCACTGAAGTTGTAGTTGTTTCCTACATTATTTTCTGTAGTTGGTGTTTGGAAGATGTCGTTTATAAACAATACGCCACTTCCAGTTTCAATTCCAGTTGTATTTGCTCCACCAACAGTCAATGTATATGAAGAGTTAATTCCAGTAAATGACTTGGAAATATTATCAAAGATTTGGTTACTAGAATAATCATCTCTGAGATATACTCTACCACTAAATGAAGACCTTGGCGTTGGAATATTGCTAGAATCTACAGCATCAGTGCTGTTTCCTTGTGGAGGTTCGGTGAAGTATGCCTTATTATTGACAATGTTAAATGACCCAAGATATACTCTTGCGGTAGTATTATCAGTATGAGATGCCGCAGAAGACCCAACATATCCTCTTGTTGTCTTGACAACATTGAAAGAACCAGTACCAGTGATAGGTCCTACGGATGTTGTGCCCAATCCAACAGAATCAACTTTGACATATTCATCATCAATCTTCAGAAGGTCTCCTGGAAGTATTGAAGAGATGCCAGATACTGCAAAGTAAGTACTTGCAGCACTAACTGTGCCACCATTATCAGTCAATGTGCAGGTGCTTGGAGTAAATGCAATTGGACTTTGGACAACACCATCAACCAGAATAATGGATTTCTCCATTCTCTTGGACATTTCAAGAGTATGTGCATTTCCCGCACCAGCAGAACTGAATGTTACTGCAGTGCCAGCGTTAGCATTTGCTCTTGAAGTTGCCAACTTAAATTGGTCACTATTGATTTTGATTGCATAGACTTCACTTGGTAAGTCACTTGCCCCAGAAACCTGAATATCACTTGAAGATTGTCCATTAAAAGATGATGCAGAGAGGTAATTTAATTTTTCTCCAGTGCTGAAGAAGTGGTCCTTAATCGTAAATATGCCTGTACCCAGATTTAATATATCAGTATCTGATGGATTGAATGTCTTCTGGAAAATAGGAGTGCCACCAGTCTTCAATTCAAAATCTAACTTATTAACTCTATTTCCATTTCTGCCGTTGTATGCAGAAATCAGCAGAGATTCTGAAGTGGTGCCATAGGTCAAATCGAGTGGGAGATTGACTAAATCTCTGTTGGTTTGAATGATTTCATTATAAGTTTGAATATTGACTGTGCCAGTTACAGATGTATCTGGATAGAATTTAACAATTAGGTTGGACCCACTAATTTCAGACCCAAAAGTGCCAATTCCAGTAACACTATCGTTACTCAAGAATGGATATTGTGTTGAATATGTGTCAGTGCCATCGTTTACAACCAATACTTGATGTAAGGATGAAGTAGTGCCATAACCTATCTTTGCAATAGTCTTGACAGAAGTGATGTCAGTCTTGGAAAGGGTTAATATTGTTGAGACACCAACAGCATTAACAAATCTACTCTCTAGTCTTGCGGTACTTTCAGATCCGTCTGGTTGACCGGAAGTCTTAAATCTGTAAGTGCCAATACCAGCTGCTGTTGTTCCAAATCCAACAACTCTAGACCTGACGAATACATTATTTGAATCTGTATTGTTATACTTGATAGAAACAACACCCGAATTTATGTCTGCACTAAAGGTTCCAATAAATCTTCCAGTTGTCTCTACGTCAGAATCATTATCGAAATAGTATTCAGAAACATAAGTATCAGTATCATCGTGACTTACATAGATTTCAACATAATTTGTTTCACTAGTAATTGTGTTTTTAACTTCTGCATTGATATAGAATGCCTTAGTAGAAGCAGTAGAAGCACTGATGATGGTTTCAGTTGTCGCACTACCAACAGACTTGTTTGTGCCAGTTAACGCGACAAATCCTATGCTCTGTGTGCCAATTCCAGCAAGACCACTTGAGAAGTTATTCTTCAAAATCTTGATGTCATAATCTGAAGTAAACTTTTCATCTGGAATAAATCTAAGGGAAAGTTCATCAGAGTCATTGATAAATCCAGTTAATTCACCAACTTCATTGGTTGTATTGTATACAGACCCCTTCTCAACTGTAACAATGTCGCCATCGGGTGAGGGTAATGTAATGATTTCAGTGGTTTGTCTTTCACTATTGTCTGGATTGACAATTTGGACCAAGAATCTATTGTATCCATCACTAATATTGTAATCAACAATATCAGAATACAATTCTGTTTCTCCCTGATTACTGGAGAATTGTGTGTTGACATTATCAATAGGAATAACTCTATTGCTTACACACTTGATGTAGTTTGCTAACTTCTTATTCTGAAGTTTTAGATACTTAGACTTGGCAGGTGAGAATGTCTGAGTGTCAACATCAATTACTAAGTCATAGTTTTTAATTGTGTCAACTCTCTCTTCAGAGATGATATCCAACAATGCCAAACTTGAAGAAGAGATGCTTGTGCCTGCCGCAACAGTTGACTTACTTGTTACTTCAGTATCTGCAAAATTCTTAAGACCACTAGTGTGGAGAAGACGATTTACTGGATTTACAAGTTTATCATATTCAATTGGACTCTTGACACTATAGGAAAGATTTTGATAGTAGTCGTTGTCTGGAGTTACTTGATAGTCAAGATTTAACTTACCAATATCATCAGACCAACCCAAGTCCTTTCTCAGCGAGTAATCTACTCTAAAGAATGCTCTGTTGCTGTCGATAGATTCAATAGTTGCAATAGTGCCAGAATCTCTACCAAGAATTACTTCAGAAGCACTTAGTTCGTAGGTGCCATAGACCTTTATACTATCACTGAGATTTTCGGTAACAATCAAGTCTCTATCAACATACTGAGACCCGTCAAGTGTGAGTAACTCTTCACCGATTATGAATCCAAGAGTTTCTTGAGTTACTGAGAATGTTGGATATTCAGTCTTATTGATAATCGTGGCATAGGAGTTTTGTGCAGTGATTGCTACACCAGCACTTGTCGTATACTCGGAGATATCAACAACAACCTGAGCTGGATTTGAGTTTGTATATCCAGTTACACGGAAGAAGTTATACTTGTGGTCTGCGGAGTTAAATCCATCACCAGAAGTTCCATACTTTCTGATATTCTCTAAGAATACCATGTCTCCTACAGAGAATGCATCTGTGCTAAATCCAGAAATTGGTGTAGTGAGAATGCAAGTTAAGATACCTGCGTTTGAAGATATACAACTTGTAATTCCAACACCATTGCTGTTATTGATTGAATATACTTTATTGACAGTATCTGACAAACCTTTTGGAACTTCAACAATCTCAACTTCTGCAATAGAAGTACCTTGGAGTTTTGCTTCCAGAATTCCATTGCTATATGCCGTGCCTGTCAGTGGATTGACAACAATCAAGTCTGGAGCAGACGTAAAGTTAGATCCACCTGAGGTTACTTCAACATTAGTAATCGTATTTCTATTGATGAGATTTACGATTGGAGATACAAATGCCTCTGGGCTGAGGGTCTTGTCTGCAGAGAAATCAAAACCTTGGTCCTCAATTGTTACTTCATTAATTCTACCAACGTTTGAAGATTCTGGAATGATGTCCGCACCTTCTCCATTTGTGGATGTGATTGTGACAAACTTAGGAAGTTTCTTATAATTCAATCCCTTAGATGTTATTCTCATTGAATCGACACCACCTTTCTCTGTTACTGAGGTTGTGGAGTACTTGAGAGTTTGTGTATTATCCTGCGTGTAGGACAATCTCTCTGGATTAGACCTAAGTGAAACTGTGAATGTCGTGCTTCCAATACCAGTTACATTGTATGTGCCATTATAAGCACTATCAACGAATAAGATTTCGGAATTATTATTTACATTTGTATCAGCAGTGCTAATGTATCCAGACTTTTCTAATGCATAATAAAGTTTGGTTGGAAGGTCAGTGCCATAATTTACGGTAACTGTAGCATTAGCAGAGACGCCAACCGTACCAACTCCAATTACATTGAATGATGTTGAAGACCCGATAGAAACTAATTCATTGTAGAAGTTTTTATCATTAAAGATTTTGAAGTTATATCCACTCAAAGAAGAATCAGATACGTCAAATACAAGATTGTTATTTCTTACTGATTTGACTTGTGGGTTGATTTTTGAAACTTCATGACCAGCACCACCAGTAGAAGCAAAACTTACTACCGATGGAGGAGTTGATACTGCATTGTAGTAGGTATTTGAGAGATTGATGGTATCATCATCAATTCTGTAAACATAATAAGACCCAGTTGACAATCCAGAGATTACTTCATCTGATGAATCATAGAATACTTTATCACCAGTGAATAATCCGTGTGATGTTAATGTGATTGTATTGCTGGTTGTGCTAACTCCAGTAGAAGTAAATCCGATTGGATTGATGAGGAGTTTATTGTTTGTGGAGTTATACTTGACAACAACTGCTGTGGAAGTGCCAATACCTACAGACTGATTTGGTTTTACTGTAAGAGTGACGCTATCGTCAACTGCCAAGGAGTGTGCAGATGAGAGTGTCAGTGTTGACTGAATTTCTTCTATCTTTGCAGTTACTTGGGTAAAGTTGGACTCCAGTGCATACTGATAGTCATCGGCATCACCATTAGCGGTGAATGACCTGAAGTACAATCCATCGGTGCTTGTAGTTAGACCTACTTCAGTTGTCAGTCCAATATAGTCCTTAGACTTATTGATTACATAAACTGTCTGAGTATTTCCTGATGGAATGTTGAATGTGCCACTTGACTCAGTGTTGGAAACAGAAACAGGGTTAGATCCTGTTACTCTTGAGAAGACAACTGCCTGGGAAGTTTTGAATGGATGATTTGGTAAATAAATGCTCTGAGTTGGTACTGAGATACTCTTCGTTAAGTCACCAATAACATAATTCTTGGATACTGAT